TGGTCACAGGTAGGGTCACAGGTAAGCGATAATGACTAAAATGGACATAAAGTCACAGATATGGTCACAGGTAAGGTCACAGATAAGGTCACAGGTGGCTGATTATGAATGATAATACTATAAAGACTGCCCTCAAACCTCCGCAAGAACGTTTCCTTACACTTGCTCCGGGAATTATCCCGGAAGTAGTGTTGTGGCGGGCTGTTATAAAACAAGCGTTCCTGGACCTCCATACCAGGGAGTTTGTATATGGGTGGAGAGCAGCTGCTTTGTTTCTGCTTAATGACGATGGTGTTTATGAGTATTTATGTGGTGTACTAGAACTTCCTTATTCTCTTTTTTCGACGGGTTTACCTGCCTTGCTATCCCCTTGCGTTAAGTCTATCCGCCGGGGCGTTGAGAAAGGACACACTTTTCATGGATTTATTTAAGCAGTCACAGATAAGGTCACAGGTAGAGTCACAGGTAGAGTCACAGATAGAGTCACAGATAGTGTCACAGATAGTGTCACAGATATGGTCACAGGTAGAGTCACAGGTAGAGTCACAGATAGAGTCACAGATAGAGTCACAGGTAGAGTCACAGATATGGTCACAGGTATGGTTACAGATATGGTCACAGATAGAATCACAGGTAAATGATAATGACTAAAATAGACATAGAAGCACAGATAGAGTCACAGGTAGAATTCCGGCTGTTCTTTTTCCTTGTGCGGAGTATGTTGGGGGGTGTATACTATAAGTATGTTCAAGAGATTTAATGATTGTTTTAACTGGCGATGGTATGTAGATGAAGGGTCAATTCCTTATGTCTCAGTTACAACCGTTCTAGGGGCTATGCCGCATCCTAAGTTAGTGGATTGGTGGAAATCATGCGAAAAAGGGACTTCTGAATCCATAAGCCGGAGAGCTGCCGATAAGGGGTCAGATATACATGAGATTATAGAACAGCATTATAAGGGGATTCGTTGTACTCCTGGAAAAGAAGTCATATTAAACAGGTACTTAAAGCTAGTTGACTCTTTGGGGGCTAAGCCAGTCTTAATTGAAGAGCTTTTAGTACACCCGTGGGGGTTTGCCGGCACGTGTGATCTACTTATGGAGACTTCTGCCGGTCTAGAGGTATGGGATATCAAGACTGGTAAGGTATCTACTGATGCTGGACATCAATTAGGTGCTTATGCTTTGATGCTTTCGTTGAAGGGTTATGATATAAAGCAGTTTAGAGTAATAGGAATCCCTGCTAACCCCTTAAAAGAAGCTAAGATATACACAATTGAACATAGAGATTTTGTTACACGAGCCTTCTTACATCGGTTCGAATCATTTAAAGCTAAGTATTTCAATTATCTGACGAAGGGAATACGTGACCCTTCTATAGAAAACGGGCTTGTTTACACGTGGCCTATTCAACTACTGACAACAGACTCATTTGAGTCATACCTAAAGGAGGGTAAGAATGAAATTTAACTTGCCGGATGTTACGAAAAAAGAAAGGGTTTCGTTGTTCCTTAATCTGCGGGACGAAGAGAGTGTAGACGGTGTTTTATTCGGTGATATCCTCGAATACCGGAATCACTACCCGACTGGCCCATGCCCAGGCAAAGCCACCTGCCCAGCTTGCGCTGCCGGCGAGTTTGCAAAGTATAAGTTTGCCGTCAATATCCTCGTAAAAGAAGGGAAAAAAGGATTCGTCGTAAAGATTTTCCAACAAGGAATACAGTTCGCTCGAGACTTACAGCTTATAAACTCCCTCTCTGCACTGGAGAAAACCCCTGTTACGATCACGCGACGGCGTACAGGGCGTAGCGCAACTGACGTTCGATACTCTGTCGTTCCAAGCGAAGAGGCTAAAGAGAACTTTCCTAAGCTCGATGTGCTTATAAAGGAAGCAATCCCGCATGACCTAGCCTCTATCGTTATGAAATCAACAGCCGTCGACTCGGACGAAGAAGAGCCCTTTGGGGGGAACACATGAAACTCTGTTTTATATGCGGTCAAAAGAATGATGATGACGACGAGTTCTGTTGTCGTTGCATGAATATGCTGCCCGCCTCTGTAGATGACAGCTTAGACGCATATTTCATAGACCAGGACGACGATAAGGACGCTTATGATGATGGTAAAGATAGCGAATAACCCTGCATATTTGCGTTGGATTCGCAGACAACCTTGCTGTGTATGCGGACATGTTGCCGGAGGAAGGTATTTCCGCTATAACGCCTATAAAGATAAACTGGTGTGGAGAAGGCGGCTTAATGCTGCGCATCATGTGGGTGATGGAATACACCACAGCCGTAATAACGACGAACTGCTCGTTCCTTTGTGCGATAAAACATGCTCCAACGTCAAGTCAGGTTGCCACGAGTTTATACATAAAGACATGAAATTCAACCGAAATTGGCTCACACCACATGCAGAAAGATACCTTGCCCAGTATAAACGACAAAGAAACAAATAGACTCCCCTGTTACAAATGTAAGCGCCGGCACGACCTCACGGGGGCTAGTTGCTATGACTGCGCATACCAGACACAAAAACCAGCCAGTTTCTCTGATTCACCAGTCTCAGAGTATGGAAGGTGTCCAATGTGTCAGACCTTGATGAAGGCTCTAGCTACAAGCGTTTATTGCCCTCAGTGCGGTTACAGCGGCAGGGGGGTTTAATGCCTATACGCACCGTTGGTGTCGATGTTGACGGGACACTAATAGACGATAAAGGACTCTTATTCCCTGGAGTAAAAGACAAACTGGAAGAATGGGTGGAAAAGTACACACTTATCTGCTGGTCTAATACCGGAGGGGAATACGCAAAGCGCGTGTGTATTAAATGTGGAATCGACAAGTATTTCAAGTACTTCCTTGATAAACCCGATGTAATAGTCGATAACGACCCTGACAGTATATTCAGGTCCGCCGCCATCATAGTTATAACTGACCCCCTTACTGACTGGACAAAAGACGATAACACATTGTTTGGGTCTTCTAGAAAGCATATTAAGGAGTATATATGAGTGAAGTTATAGAGACTAATTCGTCTGGGGGGAAGAATAGTCTTATCAAGCGTAGGTTTGATCTTATACCAGCTAGTGTACTTTTAATTTTGGCTGAGGTATTTTATGAAGGGTCCATTAAATATACTCCTGACAACTGGAAGAAAGTGCCTGCAGAAGACCATTTAAATCACATGCTTAACCACATATTCAACTATAAAATAGAAACTAAAAACCGCACTGAACATATTGCTCATGCCCTGTGCCGATGCTTTATGTGGGTCTATATGGAGATAATGCGTGATAAAACCAGCGTATAAGCGTATAGTCCTTATTGGCGATCTACACGTTGGAAGCGGGGTAGGGTTAACGATGACCCCTCACAACAAAGTACAAAAGAAACTACTAGAACTATACAAAAGTGACATAGTAGACTGGCAAAAACCCGACATACTGGTCATAAATGGAGATGCTGTAGACGGTCCGCAAACCAAAAATAAAGGTAAAGGACAGACAGAACTTAACCTGAACGCACAAGACCAGGATGCCGCTAATTTGATTGCTTTATGGAAAGCAAAAGAAATTTTCATTGTTTCAGGCTCAGAGTATCACACAGGTGAAGACGAACATGAAGAAAATCTAGGTAATCTATTGAGAACAGCGGGAAATAAGGTGACGTTTGTAGATAAACTGCACGTTAGAATAAACGGCTGGTTTAAAATACAAGCACGTCACTTCATTCCACCTTCTAAAGTCCCCTATTCTCGCACTACTGCCTCTGCTAGAGAAGCTGTGTCCGAAATTCTTAATGCCTATGCCTCTGGGGGTCGTGCTGCTAATTTGCTCATATTCTCCCACGTCCATTACTACACCGTAGTAAAGGATGACATTACAGCTGCCATAACGCTCCCTTGCTGGCAGGCGGTGGGCAGCAAATTCGGAGATAAAAAGTGTTCCGGTCGTGTTGTTTTGGGTTGTATACAATTACATATTGCTCCTACCAAAGAAGGAGGCTGGAGATGGGACGAAAAACTACACAAGGCGGGGCTAGTATCTCGATGCCTACAAAGGTAACTCTCCCGGGCTGGAAAGAGTTGCTTTCTCCCGTCACTGTTCCACCTGGATACTCTTCTACTACCGCAATAGCAACCGAGTTAGGGCTTGCTAGATCAACTGCAACCATCCTGCTTCATGCCGCCGTGCAAGCGGGTACCGTAGAGCTTTTAACTCTTGGCCATCGCTGTTATTGGCACATAAAGGGGAAGTAGTACTTTCATATGGAGTATCTATTTGAATTTCTTGTTGTTTTTCTTGCTATTGGGGCATGGGAGACCTTTAGTGAGTGGAGAAAAAGGCGTATAAAGAGGGTTCAATGCACCCAATGCCTGCAATTTAGAAAAATACATAAGAATAAGTTAGGTGTCCAGTTATGCGGACGATGCTTACGTGCTTATAAAAAAGCACAGAGGAGTAATGCATGAGTACAGTATGGAAGATTCTATTTATCATTTGGGCTGTTCCTTTGGGGTTTATAGCGTTTCTTATCATGGGTACAGGGATTGCTGATCTCTTAGAAGATGGCTGGAAGAAACTTACCGGAAGAGAATAAATGTGATCTTGGGGGCACCACAGCCCAAAAACGCCCTCAAAAGGACAGGCTTTGAAAAGAAGCTGCAATTCCAGTCCATGCCAAGCCGGGCGCGACCTCTCACGAGGCGACAACACCCTCCCTTTACCAAGGAGTGCGCAGCGGTGGATACTGGGGTTAGGACAAAATCCGTAATAAAATCATAGTCTTTAAATGGCGTGAGACTATGAGGATGAAACGGACGTCATATTAGAGAACAGAAAGGCCTAACACGCCTTAGGAGGTAATTTTGAAACGGGTTCCTTATCATGTAATACTGCGCAATGTTAATGCGCCTTTGTGGGTTCAACAGTTGCCTATGAAGGGTTTATTTGAGTTTGACGAAACAAAAGAAGATGAATTTTCTCGATTTATCAATGATTTAGATAACATCTGTTTGCGGTGTGAACATCGACGTGAAAACAAGGGTAAAAAGCGCTGGCAATGGACCTGTAATAAGTGCGCGTTACATGGATGACGAATGCTCATAGCAATAGACATTGAAACTGACGGACTTGCCCCGGATGCCCGGGTTATAGGCATCGGATATTACCGGGAGGACGGTAAAAAGGGGTTTATAACCGACTTTACCGACCTGAAATGGGACGAATCACATGAATATGTCTACCATAGCGGTAAATTTGATATAACACGACTTCACAGGGCGGGGTGTACTCAGGCTCGGATCGACCATGATACGTTGATCCTAGCCTCATTGCTACGTCCCAGGGGGGATATTGAGGAGGGTAGAAGAAGGCTTGGATTGGAGGATTTGGTTGAGCAATTTCTGGGGGTATCTCGATTCAAGACATTGGATAGAACAAAGATGGCCTCATATTCTATACCCGAGATTGCACAATATTGCACATTAGACTGTGAGATGACGTTTAAGCTGTTTAAACGGCTCATTGATATAGTGGCGAAGGAAGGACTCTTAGCGTACTATACTACTTATGTAATGCCGGTGTATAAAATGCTTTGTGGCATAGAATTGGAGGGGGTACGAATTAATGTGGAGGGTTTAGAAAAAACGAAGGCGGCTTTGGGGGAGTTGGTGGGGACGGAGACAACCGTTGGTACATTGGTAACAGGTTTAAGGCATAACCATGCGGATATCATAGAGAAAATCGCCATTGAGTTCACTGATATGGAAAAGACCCGTATAGAAAAGAAATATAAAAAACAGGAAACAATACAGAAAAAGTTGCTATTTCTGGAGGAAACTCCTATATGTGTAAATTTTCGTTCTCCAGTGCATATGCTGGCTCTTGTCAAATCTCTTGGTGTTACCCCTGTAGACAAGAACGGGAAGGAGACTGTCAATACAAAAATCCTTCAATATCATAGAGATAAACATCCTTTTATAAAGGACTACATGGGATATAGGAAACAGTTGAAGGAACACCAAGACCTTACCCAATGGGATGAGCATAGAATAGGAGACAGGTTGTATGGGCAGTATCATCTCCATAGGACCAGGACAGGCCGGCTGAGTTCTTCTACACCTAACCTGCAACAGGTCAATAAAGGTTTGCGGGAACTATTTGTAGCAGATGAGGTCTTTGTGATAGGAGACTACAGCCAGATAGAGGCTAGGTTGGCTGCTCACTTTTCGGAGGATAAGAAGCTGATTGACGTTTTTAAGAACAACCTGGATTTGTATGGGGTGGTAGGGTGTGAATTGTTCAAACTCGACTGTGCCCCAGGGGAACTAAAGGCCCTCCATCCAGATATAAGGCAAAAAGCAAAGACAATCTACTTAGGGATACAATACGGCATGGGTATGGATGCCTTAGCCTTTGAACTTACAGTCAAGGACAATATTCCTACCTCACCGGAAGAGGCCAGCGACTATATAAAGGAGTTCTTTAGATTATTCTCAGGTTTATATAAGTTTAAGCAACGAATTGGAGAGGTCGCTACTACACAAGGGTATGTGAAGGGTTGGTTTGGGCGTAAGATATGGGTACCTAGGGGGGAAGCACGGCATAAGGCTTTGAATTATCTATGCCAGAACGCTGCGTCAGAACTGACCGTAAATAGGCAGGTAGAAATTACAGAGGAATTACACAGTGTTGCAAAATTAAGATTGCTTACACATGACGAAGTATGCTACGATTGTAGTATGGTTAATGTGGATATTGTAAAACACACCCTCCAGAGGCTAATGGTAGACAGCCTAAAGAAGAAACTCCGGGTGCCATTATTGTTGGATATGTCTGTAGGTCAGACCTGGAAAGCAAAGGAATAAATGGCCACTAAAAGAACGTGCAACTGGTGCGGGGTGGAGATAATCACACCCCATTACTACGTTGTCCTTCCGAATGGCAGAAAGGTAGTCCTTACTGCCACGGTAAGAGATGTACAAGGAAATGGCTGGAACAATACGACCACTTATATTCCGTATGACCTTTGTCTTAATTGCATGTTCGCGTTTATGGTGGATTGTCTCAATGAAGAGGAAAACGGTGTACAGTAGGAGAAAAACAGTTATATTGACGGCATAACATGAAATTAACATCTGAGACTTGTGGGCCCAGATGAGGAGATAGATGACTAAAACCCTGATGGAAGTAAGTAAAGAGCTTAACGACCTGTATGGAGATGGTACTCTTCGTATGATGGGGGAAGTTATTCGTCCTATGGATAATGTCATATCTACTGGTTTATATTCTTTGGATGACGCTCTTACTATAGGGGGTTATCCTAGAGGAAGGGTGGTAGAAATATTCGGGCCGGAAAGCAGTGGAAAGACCACCATGGCTCTCCTAGCTGTAGCAGAGGCCCAAAAGATGGGATTGGCGGTAGCTTACTTGGACACAGAGCACTCTTTGGACTTCGACCTGGCTGCAATAATGGGGGTTGATGTAGATAAACTACACTTCTCCCAACCCGAATGCGGAGAACAAGGCATAACTATCGTAAAAGAACTTGTCAACACAAGAGAAGTAGGGATGATAGTTGTGGATTCTGTAGCTGCTCTAGTACCCAGAGCTGAATTAGAAGGTGATATAGGAGACAATGCTGTAGGAGCCCATGCACGGCTTATGTCCCAGAGCATGAGGCACTTAGTTACACCAGTGTATGAAAGTAATACACTTCTTATGTTTATTAATCAAATACGTATGAAAATTGGTGTGTTGTGGGGTAACCCAGAAACTACTACAGGAGGGGAGGCCCTGAAATTTTACTCCTCAGTTAGATTGGAAATACGAAAAGGAACGGCTATAAAGGAGAAGGACCTCATTATAGGTACCAAAACTAAGTGCAAGGTTGTTAAGAACAAACTAGCCCGTCCGCATATTAGTATAGAATATGACCTAATTTATGGTAGACGCCCAGACAGGATTTGTGATATAATCAATGTAGCAATCAAGAAGGGTATTCTAGTACAGAACGGAGCATGGATAAAGTATGGGGATATGCAACTTGGACAAGGAATGGCTAAGACACGTGACTTCTTGGAAAAGGAGGGGGAATTATGTCAGACGATTCAGAGTCTGCTGAGACCTTCCGCGAAATAATGGAGTGGGAGATAACGCATGCGGCAAGGGAGTACTGGAGGGCCAGGGAGGTTAAAGAGGGGGGTATGCAGTGGAAGTTCCTGGAAACTCTTTTAAAACAGGTACTTCTGGAAGGACAAGAAGATGAATAAAAATAACACAAAACATGTTTGTGCGGCGTGGACAGCGACACGCAGGGGGCCCCTTGAGAAACCCCCTACTTATCCGGCGCGGGATAAAGGCCCATCGCGCAAATCCTGAGCGGGTATCCGAGATTGCCTAGTGATACCACGGGGATGGGAGGCGTAGTTGGGGAGGCTTCCAAACAAGCGCCAGAGGGTGCAATTCCCTCCACAAACAACAAACTTGAATCGCGTCGGTTTTGTTATGGACAGTATCCATCTTGACCGACAAACGGACGGTGTGCCGCAAGGCAGGCGAAGATGAAATGCAGATGCACATGCTGGCCTAGGCGTAAAGAGATCACTTAAGCGTCGCCTCTGCCACCGTCCGGCGGCTCAAGATTAAAAGGAGAGCGCTATGGAAAATCAATTCGAAGATGAACTAAAACGACTCATAAGAAAGGAATTAGACGAGATCTATGGTAGGAGGGATTCTTCCGATAAAGAAAGGGCAATGGAATATAAGATAGAACAGTTTGTTAAAATTTTGTTTTCTCTTGTAAAACAGGCTGAGACGCAAGACATAAATCAAAAAGCAACAAGCATTCTCTAAGGGGGTTGTATGGCTTGCATGGAGTGTCCTAATTGTGGCTGGATGGGCAATGAAGCAAAATGTCCAGAATGTGGTTCCTATTGTATATGGGATGAAGAGTTACAGCGGTTTGACAGATACACTGACTCAGACGAAGAAGAGGACGACGATGAACAAGGATGATATAATAAATGACCTCAAATACAAGTTGGACTTGCTTACTAAGGTGGCCGACTTGGTAGCTATATGCGTAGGGCCGCCAATCAATGTTGATATGGATAGGTGGGCGGTTGATAAGCTTATTGAAGCCCTTCACCTGGCCAAAAAGGGCGGAGCGATCCAATGCTTATAATGGGTATAGACCCAGGTAAAAACGGAGCTATTGTGGTACTTAATGTGCTAGGAGAGCTGGTTAAACAGCTTATAATGCCATTAAACCTCGAGGGGGAGCCTGATATATCATTTTTGGTTAGTTCTATCGGACCCCTCATAGAAGCACATAGAGGAGAGGTATATGTATATATAGAGAGAGCACAAGCAATGCCTAAACAAGGGGTAGTGAGTATGTTTAATTATGGGAAGGGTTATGGTAAACTGCTGGGTTACTTTGAAGGGGTTAATGTACCTATATTCAGGGTACAGGCGCAGAGATGGAAAAAGGTCGTTCTATCTGCCATGGAACACACCAAGGAAGGGGCCATAGAGTTCTGCCGGCGGTTCTACCCGACACTAAACCTTCTGCGAACACCGCAGTGCACCAAACCTCATGATGGATTAGCTGATGCTTTGTGCATTGCCGTGTACGGGTTCGAGGACCAGGAGAAACTGGGGAGATAACAATGGATATACCACCTAAGATAATGGTTGCCGGGCATGAAATAACAGTTGAAGTCCTTAAAAAACAAAATGAATTAGGTGTCTATACACCAGGAGAAAATACGATTACGTTGCGACAGCAATGCCCGGATCAACTGATGACGACCTTTCTGCATGAAGTCCTTGAAGCGATAGCCACCTTGTACGATCTAAGATTGAGACACCAGACAATAAGATTGCTAGAAACGGCGTTATTCCAAGTACTTAAGGAGAATAAATGGTTATGATTCTAAACAGAGTCTTGTACACTCTTCTGGGTGTGGTCTGGTTAGCCTCTTGCGGGTCTGCTAGACTATCATTTTATATAGACCCTTCGATAAAATACCCAGAAGTAGTCCAAACAGCCTTCGAGGTATACAACCACCAAGTAGGCAACCCCATATTCTTCGAGATAGACACAGATGAAGCGAATATACGCGTAGTAGCCAACATACCCCTTCCTGATCCAACCTGGGCCGGCATGTTTAGACCTCCTGGATTAATCGTCCTTCATCCCCGTATAAACGAAAGCAAGGAACTGACTTATGCAGTCATGGTACACGAAATCGGGCATGCATTAGGGTTCCCTGACCTCTATGACGATAGAGACTGCATTATGCAGCATGTTGGGATAGGGCGTACTGACTGGGATGGTTGCGGATTTCTTGTTGAACTACGCGAAAGGTATAGGGAATAACATGAAACGACTCTTTGAGTGTATAAAGTGCGATACCCAACTAGAACTCGAAACAGACGACCTGGATATTACAGTTCGGTGCCCGGGTTGCGGGAGATTAATGGAGGATTACTACACAGGGCTGCCTGTTGACGAGATAGAACCAATAAGTGTAGGAAAGAGGAGAGATACGCTATGACGTCTACCCAGGGCAAGGGGAGGTGTATTGTTAGATGATACCTTTTATAGTTAGTATCCTTAGTAGTCCAAGTATTCAACGGTTTGGTGTGTATACACTGTGCGTTGTTTCCGTATTTATGGCAGGGTTCTTCTTTCATGGAAGTTGTGCAGCCAAGAAACAGGTCAAACAGGACATAAAGGAGGTAATTAGGTATGTGGAACGTAAGCAAGTTATTGATAAAAAGTATATTAATCATAGGTTTACTGATGAATGCATCCTTAGCGGGTGCATCCCAGACGCGAACACTAACCAACAATGTACCCCGTGTAAAAGCAAGAGCCCTTAAAGTATGTTTACAGTGCTGTAATGACTATAGAACTGCTTGTACCGTGGAAGGAATAGACGAAAACACGTGCGCGTTAGTCGGTTTTACATGCGAGGCGATGTGCATACAAGGTGATTTTCAGTGTTTAGGAGAGGATAAATGACTCGATATGCTAGAGGGTGGGAGACACGTAGGTTGAAACAACTGAATAGGTTCAGAGATAAACTGATTCCTGCTAACTGGAGGGTTGTCTGGTTTACTCGCACAAGCGAACGGTTAGCTGCGTTCTTTTCAAACATCCTAAAGGGCATTACCTTATCACTAATGATAAGTTGTTTCCTTGTGGGGTGTGCACACACCAACTGCGTAAGGGTCCCTAGACCCCTGTATCCTCCAATGAATACTGTTAAAATACAACAGGATGGTACGATAGACGCACAAAATAGAAAAGCACTAGTAGAAAATATGCTAAATATGTCGAAACTTATTGATGAATTGGAGCTTTGCCCGTGTTTTATAGGAAACTAATATGCAGGAGTTTATTGACTATTGCTTACGGATTGCAGGGCTCTTTGGGGCGATCTGTCCTTGTTGGAAGGAATAAACACATGAGAGATTATACCGGTAAGAGTGCCCGTGTCTTGGATATGTCTACAGAAGATGTCAAGGTAGTTGAACATGAGGATGGTACTATCGTCTTAGGGGCACTGAGTATGAAGGGTTTACATAAACTAACCGCTGAGACCGAACAGGGTCGGTATAAGGACTGCCTTATATACAGACTACCAGACCAAAGTGTCTATATGGTGGTCTACGAGACTGGATGCCCTACATGACTGTCCTTAAAGGTCCTACGGGCACCTTAATAACCAGCAAAGAGGACCTGATCCCATACTTACTGGTTTCCCCCATTGAACGAATGCCTGACTACCTGGCTTTACGCCGACTAGTGAGGGTTCGGTTCAGAAATGAAGGAAAGTCTTCAACCTACTTCTTTACGGTTGAGGGCGTTTATCCACGTAATCCGTGGGAGGAAGCAGCAAAAAGTTACGTTAAGGCGTTTAATATCCGTAGACTTGGTGAGGATGGTCCTGTGGTCATACTTATATATCCCAGGTTGTCCCCCACGTTTGAAGAACTTCTGGAGTTTATGTGGGACCTCTTTTTTAAGAGAAAGGGAAATATCACCTCGACTTTGATTTCTCCCCTGGAGGACAAATGAGGAAGCGTTCCAGAGAGTGTCCTGTAGCCATAATAGACGTTGCTAGGGCTATAGTCTGGCGTAGACAACCTGATGCTGACCCTTCAGATAATGAAAACTGGACTTGTAATTATACTGCCGGAGAATGCGGCATTGAAATGGTAGCATGGAAGATAGGGCTAGATATGGACGAGGTGTGCTGGTTAATCAGGATACCGATATAGGAGGCACGATGGGTAGTTCTTTCTTAATAGGTTGTTTATGCAGCATTAGAGCACTTCTTGTGGTGGGGCTTATAGTGGGGGCTGTGTTGCTGTCCAATTTTGTTGGGGTGCACATTCATCTATTGTGGGGGGTACTTGTGTTTGTGGCGCTTGTGTCAATAGCAGGAGGAGTTCTGGGCGTGATTATCGGTGTCTCAAGATTAGGTTAATACTGAGGAGACTGATTGGGTGCCCACTGAGATTGTTCAATAAGCGCTGCGCCAAATATACCCGGTATAAAGTCGTTTCTGTCGGGATTATCTTTAAATATCCCTAGCATAAGAACCCCCACCAAATTGCCCTTCATGTCAAATATACCACTCCCTGACATGCCTGGGCATCCGTAACCCGCAAATAACGTAGTTGAGGTATCCTCTTCAAAAACTCCTAAGCGATACACGTTCTGTATCTCATAATCAATCAGGTCAACCCCTCCGTACATCAAGGATATCTTACTTATATTCATATAGTTACGAGTGTTTTGCCACTGTGACCCTGCTATGTGAGGTAAATCTGCTACTCTGACGGGGGAGGGTTCGGGGAACAGGGGGGTTAAAACACATAAGTCCTGCCCTTGCTGGTCCGTTTCCCATGATTTTGTGCTCTTATACGTCTCTCCATCTACCGAATAAAACAGGTTTATTTTGTTTTGAAAAGGTACAGCGCAGCAATGAGCGGCAGTGACAATCCCGATGTTAGTGATCGTACCGGAACAAAAGTCCTTCATTACCCCATTACTGGACGCAGCGATCAAAACCGCATACTTGTCGTGATAGACTTTAAAGGTACTAAGAGAGGTCTTATGAGGTCTTCCCTTACTGAAAGAGACAGTAGAAATCAACAGGATAAGGGGTAATACCCCCAGTATAATACCCCATTTACGAAACATGGTTCCCCCTTAACAGTGTTGCGACCTGTTCTTCAAGGTCAGATATACGGGTCTGTAAATCGTCTATTACCTTCTCCCGCTCGATTAAACGTTCTTCCAAGACCTTTATACGTTCTGCCATGCTTGAGGCCCACTTGAGGGTAGCCTCTACGAGGGCGGTGGAGGCGTCTGCATTCATCTTTTTTCTGTTGAACCAGCCAGAAATACCCACTCCAAGGGCGGAACTACCTAAGATAGAGCCCACTAAAGTAGCTATAAGTTCGAAGGGGGTCATATATCCTCTATGTGATATACTTCGCTTTTCCTGTTTTTAACCACTCATTTATATCAAAATTAGGACATGTCTTATGCTTGTTGTAGTGGCTGTGCCCCCAAACTGGAATCTTACCAAACTGCATAAAAAGACCATCTAGTAGCACCCTAAGGGACTTAAACTGGTTTTCTGAGAATCTGTGAAGAGTTCTGCCATCGAACCCTCCAACAAGACATACCCCGATAGAATGAGCATTATGACCCTCACAATGAGCCGGTATAAGACTCCACTCCCTACCCATACGTATAAGACCAGTACTCTCTATTACATAGTTATATCCTATATCATCCCATCCCTTATCTATATGCCATCTACGGATGTCTTCCATTTTTGTGGAGGGTCCACTGGCGGAGCAATGGACAATAATCTCGTCTATCATCCGATTGCACTTTTCCCGCATACTGTCCTCCCACCGGTTGTCTTATCTTATGGGAAACATGTTCTTTAACTTGGCAATTCTTCGTTCAATATCATCAGCATACACAGCATTTAACTTAGCATCGGGAGAACCGTAATACATTTGAGATGCTCTGCGCCAGTTCCCCCCAGCTTGTTCTGCGTTACGCGCTAACAAAGTAGCAGCGGCAGGAATAGCCTGGTCAGGGTCAAATTTGTCCTGTAATCCTACAGCACGAGCAGTAGAGTCGATAAACTGGGCGATACCGCCGGCAGAGGAACCTGGGTTTTTGGCTGTTGGGTTAAAGTTACTCTCTTTCCATAAATGGGCGGCGATACGGAAGGGGTCTACACCCTTTTCCTGACCAGCCTGGAGAATACGAGGCCAGTATAGTTTAGCAGTTTCAGGAACACCGCTGGGATGAGGAACGGTTGGGGTTGCCTGATCTTCAACTACCTGACCCGTTGGTTGACCCATAAACATCTGAAGGAGAGGAGGCAAGAACGACATAGGGTTGTTAGGGTCAAACTGTGAGACAGGAGGCGTAGTCTGGGTGTTATCCTGTTCCTCACCCGGCATAAACATCTTTAGTATCTCTGATATGAAGTCCATAGTTATTTGGCCTGTTTTCTCTTTTTCATTATGTCTGCCAAAGAATGGTCTGAAGAGGTTTGTTCTGGTTCCTTACCTGTTGTTATACCGGCTGGTTGAAACAGTAACTTGTTGTCTTTGCCGGGTTTATTGAAGAGCATGTTTCCCATAGGTCTGCTGGCTTCGGACACCCCAAATTTCACCAAAGGGGTTGTTTCTCCCTTTTTAAGGGACTCCTGCGTGGCGGCGCCAAGGTTGTAAATGGAACCTACTGTAGGTCCTAGTACTAACCCGGCATACCAGCTTTTATCTCCATAGAGGACGGTATTCAGTACATCTCCTACGGCACCTAGACCCGAACCAAACGCCATATTTTGAACAAAGCGTTGACTGGATAGGAAAGAGGGTCGTTTTCTTGGATCTCTGAACAGCATAAGTTCTCTGGCGTCAGCGACCAATTCTCCGGTAACCCATAGAGTAGGCAGTGCCCGAAGAAGAGGAACCGGGTTACCCTGCATAAATTCTTTTACAACAGCATTGTATAGAAATCGTGTTTGACCTAGCGCAGCTGGTTTAAACTGGTATATAACCTTTCCTACTGGTCCTGCGGCAGCTGCAGGCATACCAAGGACATCGTAGTCAAACTGTGTATCTGTAGTTATTTTCTGCGCTGCCCTTGTAATATCTTGTTCCGCTAAATAACCCCGTTTAAGCGCTTTATCGGCGTTTATATCCATAGAGGCCAGCATACGACGAGCAAAAGCATTGTTAGGGTTCTTTTGCAGTCGTTTGAACATCTTATGCGCATAAAGTTCCCCAGCAAATCCAGACCTTATCCTGTTCCCATACTCCGTTGCGTTCATCCCGATGGCTTCCATCCAACGCCCCACAAGAGAGTTGGCAGAACCTTCTTTTTGGGCAAGAATACGCGCGATGTCTTCCCCGCCTTTTACACTACCACCACGGGGGATCAGACCTAATCGACCTGCCATATGCAAGGCAGCATCTTTGTCCCTGGCTGCAATGAAAGCCATTGCTGTCGTCAGGAATCCGGTCTTTATTGCCAGGTTCATACGCTGAAAGAAGTTGAGGACGGTAGTACGGGGTGTTATTTTGGTTATTCCAGAATATGCCCGTACTCCGTTGGACAATTTCATTGCAATGTTGTCATACACGTTTGTGTGTATGATGTCTTCTACGATCTTTTTGGCAATAGTAATATCGTATCCCTCTCGCTCTAACTGGTTTAAGAGACCTTGAGGACCCAGCAAACGTTCATTCTGAGCACCAAAAGCACGAGCCTGTACAATACGACTACCAAGGGAATGGATATGGTCAAACACATCCATAGGGGTTCTACTAACGTCCATTCCGAACTTGTCTAACAGGAACTCCCTAGCCCCTGGAACACGCTGTATCTGGGCACCAACACGCGCACCACCCTTTTCTAACATTAGTTTTCTAAAGGCGCTTGTAGCAATTGTCTTATCTGGACCTATATAGGTCTTTGAGAAGTGTTCTACAAGAGCATTGTGTATCTTTGGTGATTGTATTTCTTTGATTTGTTCTGCTGTGTACGAACCGTGCCAATGGCCTTCTAATCCCTCAAACGGAACTTTTCCCTTTGAGCCGTATTCAGCGAGTCCTGCCTTTGCGGCATCCGTAGCTATGATGCTTTCTTTGCTTCCTTCTATTACTCGGAGGGTATTATATAACCCTCTTTCAGCCTGGGTAAGATTCTCAGGAAGACCTGTCTCAATCGCCCTCGTTATAGTTGCGAACCGTTCTGGCGTAGGATTGACCAGTCTAAACGATCTTTCAAATTGTTCTCCTAAAGCCCCTACGTAGGTTTTGGTGTCATACTTGAAATTAACCAGTTCGGTAGCTATTCTCTGTCCGGTTGGTCCCATATGGTCTAAGGTATTTTTTGCAGAACCCAGAAGATAATTAAACGTTGTCTCTGCAAGTCCCATTGAATGAACATTATATAGTTTCAGGGCATTTGCAGGGTTATCTGTTGTAAAGAACTCATTAATCGCACGTTGAACCTTAAAATCAAGATACTCAGGGACACTCTTAGCAATAGCTTGTTTACTTAGCCCCCTTGCTCTTGCGCCAATTTCCGTAGACTTGTTTACAAGATTCTTTCCTTTAAAGAACATTTTTGTCACGTCAGAGGGACTAGTGCCAGTCTGGGCGAAGGATTCTGCTTGTTTTAACCATGTAGTCGGTACTTCCGGTGGAATAAGGTCGCGTTCTACTCCCTCAGACAGTGCCCGCATACTCGGGCCAAACTGCTTATTTTCCAATAGATTACCCAGAGTTTTCTCAGAAACACCAGACTCTGCAAACAGTTTGGTTTGTCTAGCGGATACCTTCTCTACAAACGCCGCTGCTCCTTTTGCTTCTAATTTTCTTCCTATCCCCAGTGCGGGACCAATGAGCCACGTAGAAGGTGCAGTACCGACCTCTGTAAGCCAACCGAGGACCTTGCGGGGAATGTTGTCTGCTTTTTCGACCCCAAACGACTCCAAGACCTCTGGATGTTCCCCTGTAGAAACACCGTGCCAAGCGCCTTTTCCGGCTTTGGACATAATATTGGAAAGGTTGACTGGTTCTTCCCCGGTGACTGCTTGGCCAACACCAGAAATAGCACCCTGTACCGGTTCGTCTAACAAACGTCTCCCCATGGTCTGCATAAGTCCCACGGGGCTGGTCTCATAAGCAAACTTAGAACCCTCCAGCAAGGCACTAAACCCCTTCTTAGCCACCCCGCCAACAGAGAGGGGCTCTTCGAGGGGCTCTGCGCCCTTTTTTCTCATTATCTTAGATAAATCTGCCATTTAGTCTGTTTCCAGTGTATCCAGCATGTCTATCTCGTCTTGTGTAACCAAACCCATCTCCAGAGCGGTTTGAACGTCCCCCGCAAATTGAACTGCTCTTTCAACTAGGTCTGTTGCCTGTTCCCCGATCACTTGTTTTTCTTCAGCTGTTTTTGCTTTTCTCATGGCGGCACTGAGGGTACGTTTTTGCGCAATGATATCAGAGACTTGCTTAGATTCTACAGGGGATAATTTACCTGCTCCGGCATAGTTGCGTAAAATCCCCATACGTTCACTATTTATGGTCTCTGGAACATCCCGGACCCCCCTGTTTAGTAGCCCTTGAATATCTGGTTGGGGAGGGTTAGGCGGTGTGTCAGGAAGCGCTGGTTTTCCTAAAAAGAACCGACCAAAGTTCTCCAGTTTATGCGTTTCAGGAGGTTGAGTGACAGTTTGGGGCAGGAACCATTCTTGGAGTTTCTGTGTAGCCTCTGCTTTATTCTGTTGTATTGCTCCTTGGTTCTGTTGTTCTAACTGTTCTTGTCGTTGTTGTAGGTATTCATTTGCATAATCTTCTTTGGAGGGTTTATAGGATTTCTCTGTTGGGTGTTCCAGCCTGTTTATCAGGGCCTCTTTATACCGCATGTCTAATGCTCGTGAAGGGTCCATATTCTTCAACTGCTGATTAAGGGATATCTGAGAGAGTTTCTCAAGGATATCGACTTCCTTGTCAGAGTACTTTTCCTTCAGCCGCTGGCGCTCAGATAGAGCATCCCCAAACCCCCCAAACAGGCCGGCGAGGATTGAGTATTTTGGACGACGGCCCATAGTTAACCTCTATCAATCTGGCTGACCCACTCAGCCTCGAAATCCGCCTTTGTTAGGCCAGAGAATTCTTTTGCACAGTTGCAGTTATAACAGAGGATTTGATAGTCGGGGGGAAACCCATGATCTTTTATATACTTAAAAAAGGTGGTGCCAGTCCCCTCGACCTCTTGTTTTTGGGCACCATCATCGTTTACATGGTCAATCGTGAGAAAGATCGGGTTAGTCTCGCCACACCATACACAGTGAGCCCCATAATGAGTAATTATCTCCTGACGGCATTTACGATAACGCCGCGCAGAGCGCTCACAAATAACTTTCATATGCCGTTGACCATACGCACGATTGGCCTTCCGGTGTTGGTCTTGGTGAGTTTTGCGGTATTCCACCGTAGCAGCTTGAATTTTTACATAACATCCCGCACAGTACACACGATTAGGGTTCGCAGGTTTTCGACATCGTGGACATAGCCCTTCTTTCTTTAGGCGTAAATAACGCTCTTTTGCCGAATATTTAGGTTTCTTTCCCATTAGCCTATCCTCGTCATAGAGACAGGGTTACCACCTGGACCTCTCTGAATAGACCAGATTGTACCCCCTATGTTGATACTCGTTGCCTGACCGTTCTGTACGGTAGGGGCCCTTCCTGGATCACTGTTGTACCAACCTTGCAGTTGACTGCCTGAGATAGTGGTTCCTACAGGGGAGTTCTGCATCGAATACCCACTTGTACCCTGCCCTCCTCCACTATTACCCCCCTGCGGCTGGGACGGCCCGTACTCGCCCATACGAGCATCCAGGCGCTCCCTAGCCTCCTGAAGGCACTCATTTACCCCATCATCATACGAACCACACATAAGAATATCCTCATGATACTGGGCCGTATCTGCGTTCTGCTGGTCTATGAGTAGTCTGTCTCTTTGAACATCAAGACCGCCCTGCTGTATCCCAACCTGTAGCTTTTGTATTTCGATGTCTGCCCATTTCACCAGGGCGTCATTACCCTTGGCTATCAAATCGGCCTTTAAGCCCACTATATTGGCATTATGGGTCTGTATTTGCATACCAATGTCTGCGTTGTGTATCGCTGCTGCTTGTTGCCAGTCCCCGTTCTGTATCGCGGATTTGAAGTTGTAGTCTATTATCATGCGGGCACGCTCCTCCGAAATAGTGCCCTGGCGTTGCATTTCTGCTACTTCCTGGGTGAGGGTCTCAGCCTGTATGTTGCTTATAAGTTGGGTTTCCTCCTGCCCTCTGTTAGAAAACATCTGATTTTCCAGTTTATATTTGTCCCCTGCATCATAGGTACCTGATGCTGCCAACTGACTGGACAGTTCCTCATTCTGTTGCCCGTACTGCGACCTAAGAGCAGAAAGACCGGATTGGAGTTTTAACTGCCCGGATTCCCGAATCTGAGGCACAAAGGATGTTATACTGGGAAGTCCTGAGAAATCAGGTACCGCCACTTTAGGCGGGGTAATCTGCATCGAAGCTTGCTGGGCAGCAGAGACGGGTAGAAGACCACCCGCTAAACCAGTCATCTGGTCTGCAGCGGCTTGTCCCGGAACAACAGGAGCAGGTGTTCGTGTGCCGCTGGTGGGTCTCGCCACTTGACGAGCATTCAAGTTGCGAACCCAGGAGCCTAGTTCGCCAAAAGGGTTATTACGTACCATATAGACTCCTTTACCTTATTCGGGGATTCTGGGCTTGCATTATTAACTGTCGTCTTTGGGTTCGCATTCGGGCTGTTTGAAGATTTCTTGCTCGCGCATTTGGATCAGGAGTGTACGTTCCCGCGTTACCCATCTCGTTTCCCTGAGCTTTTGTGTTGAAATATTGCGCCAGACCCCCTGCAAGCCCTCCGCCGATCTTTGAGATAGTTCCAGACTGGAGATTCTGTCTGTTCTGTTGACTTTGCATCTCCATCATTTTCCTGAAGTATTTGTCCATAACATCTTCTTGAGGAGGTTGGTTAGACCCTACTGTAGGAATAGCCTCAGTCTGTACACCGGCACCTTGAGAGGGTGGTTCGATAGGTTCGGTAATACTCATTTTAGGGGATAGTTGGGCAGGTGGTATACTGGGTACATGCTGAGGTAGAGGGGAAGAGAGGGCGTCTAGGTTTGGGGTTCCGATACTGGTTGGTGCTTTGGGTTGTTGTTGGGGGGTTAGCATACCTCCCATAACAGACTGGGTAACACCCGTCAGAGCACCACCTAAGAGACCTTGGAGAGCACCATCCTTACCCCCCATCATACCCCCCACAAGCGTATTCATAGCCATAGGTAGAGCTATCTGAGTAGCTAAGGTAGATCCTAGTCCTGCAGTTGCAGCGGCTGTACCTGCTCCTGCAGCTCCTGCTGCTCCTTTAGCCCCTTTAGCTGCCGCTGGTGCTGCTGCTGGACCTGTTCCGCATAACATAGTTTATACTCCTGTAGTAAGACGTTTATAGAAGTCCTTCGTTAGTACCATGCGTGATTCTGTGTGTAACCTACCGTCATAGAAGGCATTTTTATACATACGGCACTCTTCAAAGAATCCACTGCGTTTGAGGGCGGCCAGGATACCAGGCTCAGATACATGCATGGTTATGCGGTTGACAGTGCCTTCTGTAAACATATACTTGACAATTTGGGTGGCAAGGGATTTGGCTATACCCCTCTTACGACATACTTTATCAACTATTATGCCTACATCGCCTATATGGGTTTTAGGGTATATGGAGACAAAGGCTACGCCGGCCATGTTTTTATCGGGAGTGGAGGCTTTAAACACCACCCCTGTCGCAGTCATGAGGATACTTAAGACATCCCTTGTCAGATTCTCAGGGGTATGCCGAAAGAAAGAGGCATAAGCAGGGTCCTTGTACCATTGATAGAGGACATCAAAGTCGGCCTCAGTCATCTTTTCTATGGTCAGGTCCATGTTATACCCCCAGTTAGACCAATTAAAACGCCTGATAAGAAAAAGCACCACCCACACTTCTTGCACCATTGCTAAAACCTGACCATTGTGATACTGCGCTTGCAACCGTAATAGTAAGATAGGAGGCACCAGATGCAACGATAATGGTCCCCTCAAAATTAGCTCCTCCGGCTTGAAAATAACAAGAGGTCACACCGGCTGCAACCGGGTAAATAGTTGCTACTGCCGCATAGGGGAGAGCCCACTCGGCTGTGACCGCGCCTGCACCATCAGCGCCAGCGTCTCCTGTCCACCATACGCTTGAACATACGGAACCATCTTTCCTGATGAGATAATAAGATAAATCTGTCGTTACTGTAGGAACAGTTCCACCGTTCGCTATGCCGTGCACCCCCGCCCCTGCGCCGTTTTGTGCTACGGGAAAGGTAAATTGCACTCCCCCTTGAAACTTACCGAAGCCGTCCGCAGTGGTCAGTGCGCCTAATGTCCACCTATCGTCTGCGGTATCCCACGTCATCGTATGAGAACCTATACAAATACAGGGTTTAGCAGCAATAGTCGCATCATCTGCTTTAAAGGAGTTAATGTGGTCCTGTGACTGGGCAGTAACGCCTACGGCAGTAGTATCGTTAATTAACCCAACAGCGGGTGTTACAACCATCCTGGGATCACGGGTGTTAAACGCGAACACACCCGCCGGAGAATCATCTGTGTTCCCCAGGTATATGAACCAAGGCATGGCATTGGCCCAGTTCACTGTAGTTGTCAGGCCGCAACCCGCATTTACAGGATATGTATTAAAATCAACGGTGTAGGAGAAGTTAGTAAGGTTGATGACCACCATGTCTCCTGGTGTGGCAGCCTTTGGGAACCTGACTTTAGTAACTCCCATAGCCGATATAGTGACGGCATCTCCTGTTACTGAGAACTTAAAGGCACCTTTGATTACCTCTGCTATACCGCTCATTATATCCCCCGCTTATGTATTAAGGGTAAATAGGTTTGTACCGTTACTGTATATCTTTATGCACCCGAAGGGTTCGACTAAGTCGATGGTACTTTGACCGTCAATCGTTTCTGCACCTTCGGTAGCAAGAATGATCTTGTTCGTTTTACCACAAGTGCCCGCCTCGTCTTTAATAAACCATACACGACCAGGCATAGCGATATCAGCGGATAAAAAGGTGAGGGTACGGTCCGCTGTGACATCAGTAACTCCGCATACCACCGTCGTAGTGGTGATATTGACAGTTACGGCGGTTGTCTGATACTTCAATCCAAGAGTATTTATCTGGCCACTGATAACAGGAGACGTAAGGGTTTTGTTGGTCAACGTCTGGGTATTGGTCGTGCCAACGTTAGCGCCCGTAGCTCCATGTTCAGTAGTACTCACATCATGAGCATTATCAAAAGCGAATAGGAGGTCAAGGTCACTATCTAAATGGGTACCCGCCAACGCTTCGCTTCCTGTGCGGGTGTACTGTCTTGCATGTGGCATAATAACCCCTTAAAAAACTACATCGGTGTATGCGATTCGTGCCCATGTGTCAGTTCCGTAACAAATGTACAGATAAGTGTCATTAAATGAATAGTTAAATATGCTTCCTGGTGCTGTCGATGAAGCTGGAGGACTAACAAACTGAAGTATACCTTTTGACTCTCTTGTAAGTGTCTGTAACCAAACAGACAACTGAGTTAATTCTGCCGGCAGTTTGGGTGGTTGCAGAAGGTTCATGTAAACCACCTCTTGCCGATGGTTCCGGGACTGAGAACAAATTTAGTCAACCTGAAGTTAGTTATACCCGGACCACCATCAATACGAATATTGTGGGTACGAAAAGCATCCTGTGTGATACTTTCAAGGGGTTCTTCCAGTTCTTCTAAAGATGTCCAATCGAATAATGTCCAATCAACAAGGGGCCAGTAAACAGTTCCCGTAGTCAACTGTGCAGTATCGGTGGAGGTAACTCCCATCCCTTTATCATAAATTACCCGAAACAACAGATAACCCCCCTCAGATAAAGATAAAAAAGGTACAATTTCACGTAAGTACTTCGTAGTAGCTTCGTCTCCATAATCAAAGAACTTAGACTCCCAGAAGAATGACGAGTCAATACACCGGCATGACACGTCATCCACGTAGAAGTTGTTGAGACCTATATCCACATCCCTGATAATTATACGAGAAATAGCCGCAGTAGCCGTAAAATCAATGGTAAGTCTGGTCCACTGCGCTAAGATAGCATTGCCAGAGGTAACGACGTGGGTACCATCAACGTCTGTTTTTTCAAGACAACAGTTATGAAAAGTGTCCCCATATACGAACGCATAAACACGGTAGTTGGAGCCTATAACAGTGGTAATGTCCTGATATATGCCCTCTCCCACAGCGTCTATTTCTATGTGCCGAGACCATAACCCTGTGTAGTACCTGGCCCCACTCTGTGCGTTTACAGGGGGTGTACCATAGTCTAACCAGTCAGAGTCTAGTTCCATGCTACCATTTGTTATGAGTTCTGTGCTGTGATCGTGCAGATGGGCAGTTTCAGTCAATATATAGATGATACCATCATATGATCCTATATAAATATCATGGGTTTTGGTGGTATCGTTCCAAACCCTTGTAACACAGTTGGCAGAGATGTTGTCGAACGGCCATATGCTGTTGAAATCCGGGGAGTAATAGCATCCACTGTCGTTCTCGACGTCAGTATTGGATGTAGTAAAGTATATTAACCAGTTGCGGGGTGCATAGTAAACACTCAAGGCATTGTCTCTGTAGGCATTATTGCGGGTACTAAAGTAAGACCGACAACGAATGGGTTCATTTTCACCCGGTATTGGAAGATCATATACAGCTGACCCATCAAAAGCTTTTGGCCCTTCATGTGACATAAAGGTGAGACATTCCACTAGATTACCACCAATGCGGATATGAGCGTGAACAAGACTATCCCCTGATATACACCCGACGCCTTTGATAAAACCACGCACAACAGTCCAAGGTGTTCCATTACCGCTTATAATGTTTATAGTATTGTTGGTAAATAGTACAAAATCATTCCCTAACTGACTTCCTCCGGTTATTTCATCCCCGTCGTCCCCATCCACTTCCCAGAAGTCGTATGTCAAATCCCAATGGTTCTGGTTATCCGGGGCACTGAAACAAGCACGGGTAGGGCGATCAGTGGCTACATCCACGTAGTTCATTAGAACAACCCTGCCATTGAATGTGGCAATAAATTTGGCACTGGCCGGGGGAATGTCTGCTCCACAGTCATCAACAAGGTTGTGTACGTCAGCCCCAGGGCCATTCCAGACAAAGGGGACGCCGTAACCATTAGTGGCGAGGACCTTGTTATTGAACACAATAAAACGATGCCTATAGGGGGTTATGACAACTGTACCGGAGATATCCACCCAGTTGTCTGTTTGCCAGTAATAGACAGCAGCATTTGTCATGGCCACAAGATACTGAGAACCATCCCTCTTTCGGAAATCACAGATACCGTTGACGGGTACACTTGAACCCGTACCCCCAAATTGTCCAGCAAACCGGTTAAAACCCGGTGTAAGGGTTAATCCATCGTCCTGCCAGATGACACACATGCAATCTTTTGCTTCCTTATCTTCGATGTTTGACGACAGCCAATTGCTATTCAACCCGCCTGATAGATCATTCAGGATTATGGCGTCTATTTTTGCTTGCTCCTTGCCCATTTAGTGCCTCTGTAGCGATTGAGGTTGACCTGTACAGCGTTATTATTGCTTCTGGGTATCCTGGGCCCTTAAAAACTCTTCTCGTTCTCTCAGACGATCTTCGGATGTCTTTAATTTGGGTTTACCCATGTCTATCTTTTGTTTCTCCATCCATCCCAGAACCTTAAATGTAAGGTTCAGGGCCTGATTCTTCTCTCCTAATGAACCCTTCGACATAGCCTCATGAAAATACCCCGTAAAAGCCCCTCTAAGGTTAATGTCAGCTAAGTCATTAATAAGGTAACTTCTGAACATATCTAATGCTACTTCGTCTTCTGCTACGTTCTCCCAGAACTTGGAAGTGGCGTAGGAGAGGCTTTTACCGTTCTTGAAGCCTGTTACGGCCTTGTATGCCTGACTCATGCTATAACTATGCTCTGGGAGGGCCTCTACGATGTCTATTGCCTTCTTGGCCAGTTTAATGCCTACAGGGGTAGGTTTAGGGGTGTTGGCTGCCTTCTCGGCTCTCTTGGCTTTCTTGTATACGTTTACGCAGTCTTTGCACCATCTGTGTAGTCCATCTCTTTGGGTCACATCTCTGCAGAAGTTTTCTCTGGGCTGTAGTTCTCCTGTTCTACTGCAGTTGTCTCGGCTGCATTTCTTTTGGAGGGTCTCGGTCATATCAACCTCATCTCAACACATCAAACTGGTTAAATCAACCTCATCTTTAGGGACCAAATATCTTAGGCATACGGCCAAAGACAGTGGCGGAACCAAACTTAGCTTCGGTTCTTATTCGCCTTGTGCGGTTGGTAGTATCTCCCTGTTGTGCCTTCAACTGATCTATATCCCTGGCAAAGAGGAGTTCCATCTTGTCAGCCACATCAAACTCATATGCATTCCTGTGGGCTTCTATAAGAACTCCTGTGAGCACCAGGTTCTCCCATCCACTGGGAAGATCAGGAATATCCTCATCATCCGTAAGGTTATATGGATTCCTATAAACAAGTACTTTCAAGGTGTTCGTGCCCGTTGGTATGGGGTACAACGCTATCTTCATGAAGGTGCGTCGTAACATACCAGGAGGGATGGTATTAAGCACCTTTCCCA